GATCCGGACGGAGTGGACGATCAGGTGGAGGTCCGATATCACTCCCCAGTGGCGGATCCGATACGGGTCCGAGATCTACACGATCGAGGGGATCCTGGAGATCGGACGCCGCGAAGGGATGAAGATCCTCTCCACGAACAAGGACTCCCCGCGATGAATGTCGAGGGCCGCCTGAATCCGAGGGACGTCGCCGCCCTACGGAAGACCCTCTTCGGGATGGACGACAAGATCCTCGAACGGAAACTCCTCGCGCGGATTGTCCGCCGCGCCTTCCGTCCTGCCTACAACACGATGAGAGGCCTCGCGGGCCAGGGATCGAAGTCGGGACGCCTGAAGAAGTCGATCGTCACGACGACGATCTTCAAGGGACGCCGGTCTTCCGAAGTGATCGGGGCCCGCCTGGGGCCACGACTCAAGGGATCGCGCCGCGTTTACCACGCCCATTTTGTGGAACTGGGAACGAAGGGAGGGAAGCGAGAGACCGAGGGGAAGTTCACCTATCCCTCCGGGTCTGGAGTGGTTCGGACGTCCGTCCTCGATCACCCAGGAACGAAGGCCCGCCCGTTCGTCGCTCCCACCTACGCGAAACACGCCGACCAGATCGCCCGCCGGGTGATCTCCTCCGCAGAGGATGAGGTCGCGAAATACTGGAACCGAAACTCCCCCCGATGATCGACCTCGTCTACCACATCCTGAACGAAGACACCGCCACGAACACCGCCACCGGCGGACGTATCCACCCGATGATGAGACCCCAGACCGAGGTCTTCCCCTCGATCGTCTTCGGCCTCACCGACTCCAAGTTCGAGAACGTCTCCACGATGGGAGGGACGACCGCCGGGACCACCAGGGCCGCGGCGGACGTCTACACGATCGGGATCGCCTGCCTCGACGAGAACCTCTCCTCCGCCTTCTCGATCCATACACTGACCCGGGCCGCGATGGAGAACTTCACGACGACGACGATCACGATCGGATCCAACACCTACCGGATCCACTCGATCCACCTCGTCGACGTCCTGGCGTCGGCCGACGAGGAGGGGGAGATCTACGTCTTCGAGGGCGTCTTCGAGGTGAAGATGAACATCGTCTCCTGATCCTGGGGGAAGTTTCTCGAGGACAACTTCGACCGGACCTCCGGTTCCGAATTTTGACCCCATCACCCCCGAATCTTTCAACATATGGCAACCGCACTAACTGGGAATAAACTCGGAGTATACGTCGACCACGACGACGCCGCCTCCGGAACTCCCGCCCGACTCCTCGCCCTGGCGACGTCGGCGTCCCTCTCCTTCTCGAACGCTACGATCGAGACCGCAACGAAGAAAACGAACGCGGGAGGGACTGCCCTCGACACTGGGACCTCTCTAACTCATTCGATGGCCGGTTCTTCCTCCTGGTCTATCTCGGCCGAAGGCCTTCTCGATCTCTCGGATCCCACCGCCACGAACGATGAAGACGGAACCGGAACCACGGAACACGGGTTCCAGAACCTGATGCAGATCGCCCTCAACCGGACGAAGGTCGGCGTCTACTTCGTGGACGCCTCGAACGCGACCGCGGGAGGCGGCCCCGGCTACAAGGGGACGGCCTTCATCGAGTCGATCGAGGCCTCCGGCGGCGTCGACGACTTCGCGACGTACTCCGTCACGTTCAAAGGAGACGGAGATCTGACACTGGTCTAACAACGACGGACGAGCGTCGATATCTTCGGCCCAATGAATCCGAACACACTCCGCGGACGTTTCGACGTCTCCGTCGACGGGAAGGATATCCCCGTCCTGGTGAATATGAACGCCCTCCGACTCCTCACGGAGAACGAAGGGATCCCTCTCTCCGACTTCGACAAGGAAGTCGGGAAGAACCCCCTCTCCTTTGTCCCCCGTCTTTTGTACTGGGGGGCGGTGAATATGGCCCAGAGGGCCGGGAAGACCGCGAAGTCGCTCCCGTCCTTCGAGTCCTTCGCCGCGCACGTTTGCGAGGACGAGGAGGCCTTCACCGCCTACTCCGAGAAGATCGTCGCGGTCTTCGGCGGAAAGGTCGAGAAGGAAGCAGAAGAGGAGAACCAGGACTCGGGAAACTGACCCGGGGCGACTCCGCCCCGATCGACTGGTGGACCTACTACGACCGCGCCCTCTCTCTCGGACTCCGTCCGGTGGACTTCTGGGATATGACTCCCCGGGAGATCCTACACTGGACGAAGTCCGTCGAAGGGGAGGACCGGAGACGATGGGCCCACACCGCGCAGATCTGCGCCCTCTTCGCGAACGCCCACCGGGCGAAAGGGAAGAGGCCGTTCCGGCCGGCGGACTTCTACCCCTACGAGGTGGAGGCCTCCTCCGGTCCTGATCTGACCCGGGAAGAGATCGACGCCCTCCGTCAAGAACTCGAACTCCTCCCAGATGGCAACACGACCGAGTAAACTCTCGATAGTCCTCGGGATGAACGCGAAGGCGTTCACCGCAGGACTGAACAAGGCCTCCCGCGCCTTCTCCCGATTCGGGTCTTCGATGACCGCGGCCGGGTCTACTTTGACGCGATCAGTCGGGGCCCCTCTGGGGGCCCTGACCGCGATCGCAGGGAAGACCGCCGTCGACTTCGAGTTCTCGATGGCAAAAGTCGCCGCCGTGATGGGCGGCGTCACGCCAGAGACGAAGGCCCTCGAGGCCGAGGCGAAACGACTCGGAAGGACGACCGCCTTCTCCGCCTCGGAGGTGGCCGGTCTCCAGTTGGAACTGGCAAAACTCGGATTTAACGCCGGGCAAATTGACGCGATGGACTCGGGGATCCTGGCCGTCGCCCAGGCGTTCGACCAGGAACTCGGACCCACGGCGGAAGCCCTGGGCGCGACCCTGAACACCTTCGGACTATCTGCCCGGGACGCCGGCCACGTCGCCGACGTGATGGCGACCGCCTTCGGGAACTCCGCCCTCGACCTCTCCAGGTTCTCGGAGTCGATGTCCAACGTCGCACCGATCGCCCGGGACGCCGGTCTCTCCCTGGAGGATACGACCGCCGTCCTCGGGATCCTGGCGAATAACGGGATCGTAGGGGCGGACGCGGGGACGAAGTTCAAGATCGCCCTCACGGAGATACGGGCCGCGGGCCTGGATGTCGACGACACCCTGAAGGCGATCACCGACGGATCGTTCACTTTCGAGGACGCCGTCGATACTCTCGGGAAGAGGGCCCAGATCCTCGCCCCGATCCTGGCGAACAACTCGGAGGAGTTGGCAGAGTTCCGGGGGAAACTGAACGACGTCGACGGGGCCGCACTTTCGGCCCAGGGCGTACTCGACGACACGGCCCAGGGAGCGATCAACCGGATGAAGTCGGCCCTCGAAGGCCTGGCGATCGCGTTCGGTGAACTCCTCCTCCCGAAGATCGAGCGCGTGACGAACATCGTCTCGAACCTGGCCGCCCGCTTCACCGCTTTAGACACTGGAACGAAGGAGACGATCTTGAACGTGATCGGACTCGCCTCCGCCCTGGGGCCGGCCCTGATCGTCCTCGGGAAGTTCTCGACCCTGATCGGGTCCCTCGTGAAGGTCCTCGCGGTCCTCACCGGACCCTGGGGAGCGATCGCCGCCGCAGTGGCCGCGGCCGCTTATTTGATATACACGAACTGGGACGCGATCGTCGCCTACTTCACCACGGGACCCGGCTCCGGGTTCCTCCAGGTGGTCCTCGACGCCGTGAACTCCTTCGTCGGTTTCGTGGTCCGTCTCTTCGAGCAGATCTACAACCTCGCGACCGCGATCTGGGCCGAGTTCGGGGACGATATCGTCGAGGCGGCCGTCGCCTCCCTCGACTTCCTGGTGAACCAGTTCGAGACCCTCTTCTCCTTCCTGGGGAACATCTTCGACGCCGGGACCTCCTTCCTCTCGGGGAACTGGGAGGACGGCCTGAAGTTCCTCGCGGACGCCGCGATCGACGCGGTCCGGTTCATCCTGGGCGCGTTCTTGAACCTCTTCGAGTCCATCGGCTACGGCGTCGACGCCCTGGCCGAGTTCTTCGGCCTGGAGATTGACGTCTCCGGGTTCATCGGATCCGCCGCCGACTCCCTGGATCAGTTCCTGGACGGCCTCAAGTTTAACGAGCGCGGGGAAGACGCCGGGGAGGACTTCCTCTCCGGAGTTTCTGGCGCGTTCGGATCCTTTGGTGGTTTCTCCTTTGGCCTCGGCGGACTCGCCGGAGGTGGAGGAGGAGCAGGTCCCCAGGTGACGATCGAGGGAGCGGACGCCGCCGTCCCGTCCTTCCTGCAAACGGGAGACGGGGAGGCCGGGATGGCCGCCCTCACCGAGAAGATCGACTCCGCGACCCAGGCCTACCAGGCGATGGGGGAGGCGGGATCCGCCGCCCTGAACTCGATCGGGTCCGCCGTCGCGGACGCGATCGTGGACGGGGAGAACCTCGGGGCCTCCCTGAAGGAGATCGGGAAGTCCCTCCTCAAGAACTTGATTTCGATCGCGGTCGGCTACCTGATTACGAACGCCCTCTCCCCACTGGCTCCTGAAAATATCGCGACCGCAGGAACGGCCGGAGCGGCGAAGGCCGCCGGGGCCCCTGCCCTGGCCGCGTCCCTCTTCTCCGGTCTCCAATTTTTCGCGAAAGGAGGCGCGGTCCTGGGGCCTACCCTCGCCCTCCTCGGCGAGAACCCGGCCTCCCGCGGGGAGTTCGTGATCCCGTTCGAACGGATGGGCGACTTCATCGGGCAGGTCGCCACCTCCACCAGGGACGACCGGATCTCCGGCCGCCTGGTCTCTGGCGATATCTTCCTCTCTAACGAAAAGACCGACCGCCTCCTCTCGCGTCGGCGCGTTCTCTGATTATGGCGAAACTCCTCTACACTGGGACGAACTTCGGAGCGGACTCCGGCTACTTCCGGAGATACTTCTCCGAGTTCCTGGACGCTCGCGGCGTCCTCTTCCGTCTCGAGATCCTCGACTCCGTCACCACCTCGACCGGCTTCAACTTTCCCAACGACACCCCCCAAGAGTTCGACCTCGGCCGGGACGGCGTCACGATCTCCTGGGACGGATCAGGGGACGATCTCCACGAGGCCGTGATCTCGTCCTCCCTGACCGCCGACTTCCTCCTGGCGGGGACTCGTCACTGGATCCTCCCGGAGGTCCTGGCGGGATCAGAGGAGGATCGGTTCCTGGTCGCCCTCTTCAGGTTTGAACCCACCACGGACTCCACCCTCTCCGATCCGGACGGGTCCTTCCGTCCGGAGTGGTTCGGAGTCCTCTCACCCGAGGGGACGGAGTACATCTCGAACGAGTCGAACGAGTTCCTCCGGATCTCTGCCCACTGCGGACTGGCGTCCCTGAACGACGTCCCCTACCAGGACGACGACGGCGACCCCTACACCACCGACGACACCCTCGCCGGCCACCTCTCCCGGGTCCTGGCGAAGATGCCGACCGCGCCCCTCTGGTCGTATGGATCGGGGAACGGGACCGCACCCCTCGCGGACAATAACTCCGGCGCGAACGTCTACCTCCTCCGGGAGGTCTCCTACCTGGGCCCGGACTATACCCTGAACGCAATCACCTCCGTACCGGACGCCTACTCCGTCCTGACTTCAGTCAAGGCGAAGGCGGCGGCCTTCTACGAGATCGAGACCTCGACGGATCAGTTCGGCGGAACCTTTGCCACGAAGACCACGTCCACCTGCGGCCAGGTCCTCCAGGCGATCGTCTCCGTCCTGGGGATGAGGGTCTTCCAGTCGGAGGGGAGTTTCTGGGCGATTCACTGGGCCGCCCTGGACGACCGGAACCCCTACGTCCACGCCTTCAGATCTCCGGGCCACCTCACCACGCGATCGAAGACCCAGGTCGGGACCCAGGCCTTCGACTTCGAACTCGATCTCGACGCGAACAAGTTCGAGGCGATCCGGGGACTCTCGACCCGCTACCTCTTCCCGATCCAGAGGGCGGTCTCCGTCCACGAGAAGGGAGGGTCGACGATCCTCGTCTCTGGGAACTCTACCCACTCCCCGATGGGAGGCCAGGCCCCGGAGTCGAGCGTCTACCACCTGACCCACGAGGCCGAGAACGCGGAGGCCACTCTCTCGTCGGACTCCGCCTCCGTACTCGGGGGCGACTCCCCGGTGATGAGGGGAGAGGTCCGAGGACTTCCCACCGGCCAGGGGACGGGCGCGTTCGATCTGGACGCCGCGGGTATGAAGACGATCATCGAGATGACGATCAAGGTCGGCGACTACTACCTGAAGAGGAACCTCACCTCCTACTCCACCGACTCCGCCGATCTGGTGAACATCCACCGGACCGCGGCGACGGATCTCGACTATATGGACCTGGTCCAAGACGGGGCGGTCGTATGGACGACGACCCCGTCGACCTACTCGATCGCGACTCCCTTCATCGGCCAGGGATCGCCAGAACCTCCCGTAGTCCTCCAGGGAACGAACGACGATATCCAGAGGGTCGGCGGCTACCACCTCGACCTCCGAGACAACGAGATCGAGTTCACCTTCACCGGGACCACCTTCGGCGACGGAACCACCGACGGAAGGACGGCGTCCTTCTCCATCGACTGGACCCTCCCAGGACTCCCGGACAACGTCTCCGAACACGTCGGCGTGGAGTTCTCCGCGGTCGTCCGATACTACTCCCGGACGAACGTCGAGATCTCTCCCTCCACGATCTCCGCCCTGGACGCCCTGAACGGCCAGGCGGGAAGGATCGCGGAGTTCAAACTCTTTTCCACCAACGACACCGGAGAGGACGACGTCGTCTTCGTCGCAGACGTGAACGCGAACCGGGCGATCGTCAAGGTCGCCGAGACGATCCTCGGGGACTCTTACACCGGGGCCGACTCCGTCGGGGCCCTTCGGGTCTGGAACTTCACCTCCTCCGCCTGGGGCGCGTCCCACGCGACCACCTGGCGGACGATGGACGACACCACGACGGGGAAGTTCATCCACGAACAACTGGCCCACCTCGGCCTCCAAGAGAGGGCGAAGGTCCTCCGGAAGATCTCGGGGACGTTTGCCTTCGACCCCTCCCAGAGGAACGGGGCGAACCTCACCGCGGCCAACACGACCCGGAAGATCCCGTCCTTCCGTCACCTCTTCGCCTACACGATCGGGGCGTCTTCGAAGGCCTACGCCGGCCAGTCCCTCCAGTGGTCGGTCCGGTCGACTGCCTTCGACTTCGAAGGTTTCCTCGTCGACGTCGATCGAACTCTGGAACCTGCGAGCGCGGACGACACGAGGAAGGACGTCACCGGAGGGGGAACTTCCACCACCGGGGACACTCCCACCGGGGGCGGGATCGCCGCGGAACTCTACGCCGTCCGGTCCGATATCGGGACGGGCGGGAACGGGAACGGAGGCCTCACCGCAGAGGAGCAGGCGAAACTGAACGCGATCACCCTCGACGCCTCGAACCGGATCTCCTCCTTCCTGGTGGGGATCGACGCCTACCCTCTGGACTCGGACGAACTGAACCCGGCCTTCTCGATCAACGCCTCGGACCAACTGACCGCCCTCGCGGTCGCTCCGGGGACCCAGATCCTCACGGCCGACCAGATCGACGACTCCTCCACCGCCCACAAGTTCGCGACCGCGGGACAACTCTCCCAGATCACCGCGAACCAGAACGCGATCTCGACGAACACCTCGGCGATCAGCACGAACGCGACCGATATCAATCAGAACGCGATCTCGATCTCGACCCTCTCGTCCAACGACACGACCCAGGCGTCCCAGATCTCGACCCTCCAGTCCGACGTCTCGACGATCCAGGGAGACGTCTCGACCCTCCAGTCGGGCGTCTCCACGAACACGTCGGCGATCGCGAACCTGACCTCGGACCAGGTGGACGACTCCTCCTCCACGACTCACAAGTTCGCCACCTCTTCCCAACTCCTCCAGATCTCGACGAACGTCTCCGATATCAACGCCCTGGAGTCCAACGTGACGCAGATCCAGCAAATACTCAAGGACACCACCGGAGGCGGTGGGATCGGCGTCTATACCGATACCTCGAAGTTGACGACGTCCTCCTACCTGGGCCTCTCTTCCACCTCGTCCAAACTTCAGGCCGGAGGGGGGACTTCCTTCGAGGCCACGGAGACGAGTCCCGGGACACTCTCGTTCAATGTCGCCGCCGGACCTCTCGGATCGGAGACCGAGTTCGAGGCGATGAGGATCACCGGATCCACGACCACCGGGCAGGCGACGATCGCCCTCGCCCAGGGGACCGCGATCTCCGGGATCTCTGCTTCGGATCTCTCGGACGTCACCTCCGCCGGGTCTGGGCAGATCATCACCTCGGCCGAACGGACGAAACTCCAGGGGATCGCCACCGGCGCGGAAGTGAACGTCCTCTCCGACTGGACCGCCACCACTGGGGACGCCGTGATCCTGAACAAACCAACGATCCCGGAGGAGTTCGGAGACCTCGCCGGCAACGCCGACGATATCCCAGAGGGGCAGACGAACAAGTTCTTCACGGACTCGGAGCGGACGAAACTCTCGGGGATCGCCGCGGGGGCCGAGGTGAACGTCGTCGAGACCAACCTCTCCACCGCCGACCAGACGATCGCGAACGGAACGACGCGGAAGATCAACCTCGGAACCTCCGGGACTCTCTTCGTCGGAAGTGGGTCGTCGAACCTGATCTCGGCGATGAAGATCACCGGGTCCTCCACGATCCCGTCGATCGAGTTCATCGGGTCCGTGAAGATGGACTCCGGGACGATGGCCGGCGGGTCGATACGCCTCGAAGAGTTCGGGGGCGGCGGCCAGTCCGCCGTGACGATTAAGGCCCCGACGTACCTCTCCGCGGACGTCGACTTCGTTCTCCCTGCGACGGATGGAACGAACGGGCAGGCCCTGATCACCGACGGATCGGGGAACCTCTCCTTCTCCACGATCTCCGGAGGTGGTGGTGGTGGGTCCTCGACCTACGTCCTCGCCTCCAGTTCGACGCGGGTCCCCCTCTTCTACGGCGGCCGGTATTACTTCGGATCCACCTCCTACGGGTGGGACACGGATACGGGCTACTCTTACGGCCTCACCTCGAAGACCTCCATCGTCGACGACTACGCCCACCTGGGGATCGTCGCACCGGCCGCGATCTCCTCCCTCTCGATCCACACCACGATGAGGAACGACACCGCGGCGGAGGACTGCGAGGTCTACGTCTTCAGAGGGAGCCGGCCGAACGGATCGACCTCCTCGATCGCTCTCACCCAACTACTCACCGCGACCGCCTCGACCTCCTCGGGCCAGGACCGCCACTATAACGCCGACGCCTCCACCTCCTCCGCGGGGATCTCCGCGGGGGATCTGATTTTTGTCGCCTTCAGACGAACCGGAACCACGAACGCGACCCAATACTTGAACGTCTCCTACACAATCACCGCCCAATGATCACCCCCACCCCTGAAGAGATCGAGAACGCCTTCGTCCCTGATCTCCGTCGTCCGATGGATCCCCTCCCCGACGACGCCACGATGAAGGACCTCATCGACCGCGTGAACCTACTCTCCGCCCTGGCCGATCAGTCGATCGTCGAACTGATCGGGACGGACGGCGAACAGATCGTCGAACGATGAAGGAGAACCTCCTGAACTTTGCCCTCGTCGGGTGGACCTTCCTCACTCTCTCCGAGTGCGTGACCTGGATCGTCGGGATCCTGGGCGGGATCACCCTCATATGGATGAACATCGAACGGGCCCTCCGCGCCAGGAAGGAACGAAAGACCGGGACCGATGCCTGACTTCGCCGCGATCGCCGTCTGCGGGATCCTGGGGGCCGTGATCATCTTCGCGGGGATCCTGGAGGAACGTCGCGAGAGGAAGCGGGACGAGGACCGAGTGGCCCGATATTTCGACGAACTCCAGAAGCGGATGAACCAAAAGACGAAACGATGAGACACCTCGACGAGATCGTGATCCACTGCACCGCCACCACCGGAGACACTCGCGGCGACGTCGGCGTCGATGAGGTCCGGAGATGGCACACCTCGCCCCCCAGGAACTGGGCGGACGTCGGCTACCACTTCCTGATCCGACGGGACGGGACGATGGAGGCCGGGCGACCACTGGACCGGGTGGGGGCCCACGTCAAGGGCCACAACCAGACGACGATCGGGATCGCCTACACCGGCGGGATCGACCCAGAAACGGGTGAAGCAGAAGACACCAGGACGGACGAGCAGAAGGAGACCCTCTTCGATCTCCTGATCGCCCTCCGCCGAATCTTCCCCACGATCCGAAAGGTCTCCGGCCACCGGGACCACCCGGGCGTCCGGAAGTCCTGCCCCTGCTTTGACGTCGACGCGGAGTTCGGGTTCCTCTTCGAGTGATGGGAAAGAACTCAAGCCCAGAACACGATCTCCAGGTCGGCCTGGTGGAACTGATCCGAGACACCGCGCCGGATCTCCTCTTCTCTGCGACGAACGGAGGCGTCCGTCTCTCGATGAACCAGGCCCGAAGGATGAAGGCCGCGGGATATCTGAAGGGGATCCCGGACCTCTTGTTCTTTGAACCGCGTCACGGGTTCCACGGACTCGCCCTCGAACTGAAGGCGAAGAGGGGGAAGATCTCAGCGATCCAGAGGGAGCAGATCGAAGAGTTCCGGATCCGGGGATGGAGGGCCGAGATCGCGTTCGGATGGGACCAGGCGATCCACTTCCTCCGCGACTACTTCGAGGAACTGGAGGACGCCTCGCGCATTTAGACGGGCCTCTCGGCGACTTTCTCGTCCGAGAGGTCCAGAGACACCACTCGACACCAAACAAGACCCCAGAAGGCCGGAAACGAAGAACGCCCCCCGGAGTGGGAGGCGTTCGTTCACAACCTGGAGAAGGATCACCCGAGGATCTCCACGATGTCCTCGACCTGGCTCTTCCAGTTCCTGCCCCGGAAGTCCTCGTCCGCGAGGGACTGGGAGGCGAACTTGATCGCGACCCGGCCGATCGTTCTCTTCTCTTGTTCGTTCATCACCTCGAAGAACTTCCGGTCGAGACGGACCACCGCCTCGGACCCTCCGAACTCCTTCCCGCTGATCTGGAACGAGACGTCGATCGCGCCGTCGGGGCGGACGACACTCTTCGCCCGAGGGCGGAGGACCTCCATCGTATCGACGGAGTCCTGGATCTGGATCTCGACGTCGCGGTGGAGTCGGACCGCCTCGAGGTACTTCGCCACCTCCTCGAGGTACTCGGCGAGGACTTCCGCGGCGAGAGTATCCTCCACCGCTCCGGGTCCACCGGTGGGGAGAACGAACTCCAGGAAGCCCTCCTCCGTCCGTCCGCGGATGACCGCCGTCTGGGCGAGATCGCAGAAGTCCCGCGTCTTCGCCACTGCCACCGACCGGACGAACTCGATCGCGGCCTCGTGGGTCGACTCGTCGGTCTTCATCTCGAAGACGTTGATCCCGTCCGAACCACCTCCGGCGAGAACCGCGCGGGAAGATCCGGATCCGTTCGAGAAACCGGAGGAGATGACCAACTTCGAGAAGGCGTCCTCGAGGACCTTCCCGATCCTTTCGATCTCGGCCTTCGCGTCGTCCTGATCCTTCACAAGTTCGCGACGGGTCCGATCGAGTTCTTCGAGTCCTTCGAGGTGGTCGAAGTATTGATCGAGGGCGCGTTCGACTGGATCGACGACCGCGGGGAGTGAAGGGGCGGGGATCTCCAGATCCTCCACCTGCTCCTCCACCTGCTCCTCTGCCTTCGCCTCCAAACTTTGGCGGCCCTGCTCCGACGCCTGGATCTCGGCGGAGAGGTCGATCAGGACCTCGAGGAGGCGGCGGATCCCGGAGGCGGGGGCCGTTCCCACGATGTCGAGACCGGGCGAGAAGTATCCCTTCGAGTCGCGAGAGAAGAGACGGACCGCGCCGTCGATCACGTCGACCACCAGGCGGGCGGGGGCGTCGATCATCAAGTCGCGGAAGACCCGGTCGACCTTTGCGCGGCGTCCCTCTGTGAGGCGGGTCCACTGCTTCGCCTCCTCCAGGAGAGGAGCGAGATCAGCGCGAAGGCCTTCGAGGTCTTGGATGTTCATCGGACCGAAGACGGCCAGGAGACCGGACTCGGTGGTCTGGAGTCGGCTCCAACGATCGACCGCGCCTTCGAAGTTGTTGATCACTGACTGGGCGTAAACGGGGGTTAACTTGTTGTAAATCATTGTTTTGTGTGTTTTGTGGCTCGCGCCGTGTTTCTGTTTCTGCCCGCAATATACACAAAGAACCCACAAGTCCCACCACCTCGTCCGGTTTTTTTCAGTACATACCGGCGACCCGGCGGTCGATCCCGTAGTCGAGGAGGACGATCTCCCCGTTCATCCTGCCCCAGTTCTTCGGGTTCCAGAGATCGCACCGATCGAACCGGAACTCCTCGATCTGGAACTTCACCCGGGCGATCGTGATCGGGCAAACGTGAACCACTTCCTCGACTCTTCTCTGGATGATCACCGGACCGAAGGATCCGATCAGCGGGGCGAGGAGTCCGGTCTCTGCATACTTCGCCCAGATCTTCCTCTCGTTCCATCCCTGGATCCATCCCCGACGACCGACGGGGATCTTCACGGCGACGTCTCCGATCAGGAAGACGACGCGGGTCGAGATCCTGATCTTCATCGGGCCCAGGACTTGAACTCGTTCCCGTCCTCGTCGAACTCGACGAAGTGGTGGGCCTCCCGATCGTATCGGAGGACCACCTTCCCCAGGTTGCCGACTCCCTTCGGTTTGGTCTTCTGGCAGAAGATCCACGCGGTCCCCTCCTGGATCGGGTCTCCTCCAGGTTCCAAGATCACGCCCGCCGGGGGACGATATACGAGGACCATCTGGAACGCCCGACGGAACCAGGTTTGCCCGCCCGCCCACTCGGTGGGCATTGCG